TACTTACGCTGGCCTAGGGAATTTAAATAACTACGTTAAATATTTTAATTATATTATGACCTACTTTGATGTGGTTATGATAACTTTAGATAACGCTGGTGCAGATATTTTTATTGACACATGTAACCAATCAGAGCTATTTAAAGCAGCAAAAATAAATATCAAAGTAATAGACTACAATGCTGATGCAGAAGGGCAAGATTTAGAAATGCAATTAAGAAACGCCAAAGCTCAATACAATTTGTCAGACTATAGGATAGCATTTAGCCAAGTGTTCACATCTAGCTTCATTAGAAAAGGAAACGAATACTTGCAAGCTTGCATCGATTATAAAAAAGTTTTATTTGCATCTAGAACCTGCTCTAATGATAAGTTTTTTGATAATGTTATAACTATAAATCTTCCTAAAGATTTGATATTCACTGGAGACAAGTCTGATTGGAGCAATTTAGACTTTATAGAAAATCAAGACGACTTCATTTACCAAACGAAAAAGCAATGCGCCCTAGTAGAGTGTTCTAGCACTTCTAGAGGCATGCAAAATTTCGATTTACCTCAGCATTTGAGAAGAGGTTCTTCCGCCACAAGAGCTAGAAAGGATAATTATTCGGCATTTATGTTAGCAAATTGGGGGGTTAAATCTTATAACGACATAATGAAACAAACTGTAGAAAATAACACTTTTACATTTGCTCCAGTGATGTTTTAGTGTAACTTTATAATAGCATGGCTAATTTGATCAGGAGAAAGCAAGTAGATCAGGTAGAGTTTTCGGGGTTCATCTTAGAGGTGGGCAACGTAAATTATTACCCATCGGTTTCTAATCCTTCTGGCTATTTAAATCAATCTGATCTCAATTCAGCGACAGGAACACTTAATTCTACCATAAACGCCGCTTCTGGTGTTTTAAATTCTGCTATAATAAATACTGGAGTCGCTGCCTACTCTTATTCAGATGCAGTTAGTGGCGTGTTGTCTACAAGATTAAATGATTCTGGAAACAATCTTAGCGGGCAAACTATTGCCTTAAGTGGATATGTTGTTTCTGTTAGTGGAAATCTATACAATTCTATTACTACATCGAGCGGAGTTCTGAGTACCAAAGTTGACACTGCTAGTGGATATTTAAAATCTTATACAGATACTACTTCTGGATTATTATATAATCAAATCTTAGCTCAATCTAGCGCCACAAACGTTACCAATATAGCGAGTGGAGATAATTTTAATTTTAGCGGTAAAAAGAATTTCATTTCTCCGATAACAGCGCAAAAAATAAACATAAGCGGCTCCACTACTCCAACATCTATTTCTATCATTGCTTCTCCTGGAGTGGTTTCTATAGCAGGCACCGGTGGTAATTTCGTAAGTTATTATGAAACTGGAGCGAATGCTTCTTTATGGGCTGTGACCGACTCTGTTGGATTACCAATGATAGAATTGTTCGACGATTATACTTTAATTTTAGGACACGGCAGCAGACCGTCTATATCTTTAAGCGGAGTATCTGGATATGTTTTAATGCAAAATTTGCCAACTCAAGCTCAAACTGGAAGTCTTCCTCCAGGAGTAGTTTTTAGAAGCGGAAACCATTTAATGATTATATAACATGAGAAAGCCAAAGACCCAAGAAATCAAGCCAATGATGACTGCTTACGCAGCTTCCTCAGAGAACTCTCCGATACAAGCTCGTAGAAATCTTGCTGGCGACATTGAAAGAACAGACAGATTTTATAATATTGATTATGGTCTAGTGCCATTCAAGTATTCAAATAATTTGCAGAATAAGAGTGGGCTAAATGTTAGAGATGCTGTCATTTTGTGCCAGAAGGCTTATTACAATTTCTCTTCTTTCAGAAATGTTATTGATTTAATGACGGAGTTTTCTAGCAGTAAAATTTACTTCACTGGCGGCAATAAGAAAGCTAGAGATTTTCTAGACGCTTTATTCAAAAAGATTAATATTGATAACTTTGTAGACAAATTCTTTAGAGAGTATTATCGCTCTGGAAATGTTTTTATTTATAGATTCGATTACAAGGTTAATCCTGGAGATGTAGCTAAAATAACTCAAGTATTTGGATCTGATTCTATCTCTGCCGCGAGCAAATTAGAATTGCCATCTAAGTACATGATTTTGAATCCTGCTGATATTCAGTATGGTGGTAATATTTCATTTGTTGGCGGTAACTACTATAAGATTCTAACTGATTACGAATTACAAAGACTGCGTAATCCAACTACCGATGAAGATAGAGAAGTATTAAAAAGCTTAAGTGAAAAAAACAAACTAAACTTACAAAAGAAAACTTTTTCTGGTGCTGGAGCTTACATTACAATTCCTTTGGATACAGAGCAAGTGTCTGCTGTATTTTACAAGAAACAAGATTACGAACCATTTTCTGTTCCTATGGGCTTCCCCGTACTGGAAGACATTAACTGGAAACAGGAAATGAAGAAAATGGATATGGCATTAACAAGAACAACTCAACAAGCTGTTCTATTAATTACCATGGGCTCAGAGCTAAAGAGCGGCGCTTTAAATATTAATCAAAAGAATATTGAAACAATGCAGGCTCTTTTCCAAAATCAATCTGTTGGGAAAGTTCTAGTTTCTGATTTCACCACAAAAGCTCAGTTTATTATTCCTGATATTGCTAACATACTCGATCCTAGAAAGTATGAGGTAGTAAATACAGATATTCAGCAAGGTTTAAATAATATTTTAATCGGAGACGAGAAGTTCTCTAGCTCTAGTATTAAAACTAACATATTCTTCCAGAGATTAGAGCAAGGAAGACAAGCTTTCTTAAATGATTTTCTAGTTCCAGAAATTAAGAGACTTTGCAAAGATTTAGGATTTAAAAATTTCCCGATGCCCAATTTCGAGGAAATCGATATAAGAGATTCTTCTGTTTGGGATAGAGTAGTTGCTCAATTAGCGCAACTTGGGGTGCTAACTCCAGAAGAAGCTTTGCAAGCTATAAGCTCAGGAAGACTACCTGACTCAGAAGAGTCTGTAGAATCTCAAAAGAAATTTAAAGCTTTAAAAGAAGAAGGACTTTATGCCCCGATAGCAAATGGGGCTGCCGCAGCCGAAGCGACAAACACAGGAAGACCTCCTGGGGCCAAATCTCCTCAGAAAACCAAGAGCGTGTCGCCTCCTGGATCTAATAAAAAAGCGCCAGCCATAGCCTCTTATTCTATGAAAGGCATATCTCAAGCTTTCAAAGAGTATGAAATCCTATCGGCAAAAGTAGAAGATTTTCTAAAGAAAAAACACGAAAAGAAAAAGCTAACCCAAGAGCAAAAATCTATAGCAGAGCAAGTATCGCAAAATATTATAATCAATGAAGAAAAAACCAATTGGGACCATTCAATTAGGGCTTATTGCGAGGGAGAGAAACAAGACAATCCAGAGAAAATTAATAAACTTTTAGACATTTCAGAAGAGCATGGAGTTGATATTTTTTCAGCGGCAATATTAAATATTAGTCAAATCTCTGAAGAAAAAGTGTAATATTTAACGTTAATTCAAAATGAAATTTGAAATAGAAGCTCAAGTTCCCGGCAAGAAGTCTGAATCCTCAGATTTTTATGTTGATTTTTCTCTTAAGCTGCTTTCGGCGCTAAAAGAGAGAGTCCGAGAACACAATGATAAGAGCGAAAAGAAGGCTAGTTTAAATCAGGTGATAGAAAAGTATTGCAGCGCGGCGTCCAGATATCTTAAAGACGAGTCAGTTGATATTAATACTTATTCAATGGCTAGTGTGAACGAGTTCTTGGAGGGGGGAAAGGGAAATTTCAATTTAGATAAAGCGGAGAAAGATATACAAAAATACGGTTTGGATTTTGATTTCGAAAATGTTAACAATCTTTACATATCTTATCCTAAACAAAAAACAGATAAATGGTTTGAAATTTAATTATGACTTATAACTATACTACAACATTTAGTTCTATTCTAAGACCGTTGGTTTCGGAAGAGAAGGATAAGTATTTAGCATTGGCATCTCTTGCTCAAGTTGGGAGCTTTATTCCTGATGTTGACACAGAAAAAAACGTTGATCTTTTGCCGGTCGCTTTTAATGCTGCTGTAATTAATAGAGTCAATAAAAATGGCGACGTTATCGATACACAAACAGCCATCTCATCTTATAAAGACTTTATAAACAAGCCAATAAATATCGAACACAATAGAGAGAGAATTATTGGAGTTATTTTAACCGCCGGGTTTAGTGAATTTGGGTCAGACGCTTCGCTTTCTGAAGATCAAGTCAAAGACTTGAAGGGGCCTTTTAATATCACTCTCGGCGGCGTAATTTGGAAAATTGCTAACCCTGATCTTGCCGATAAGATTGAGGATTCTAGCGACGTTACTAGCGATAAGTATCAATCGGTCAGTGCGAGTTGGGAACTCGGGTTTAATGATTATAATGTAATAATGATCGATGGAGAGTCCAAGAATATAGAAGACGGGGATTTAATTTCTGACGCTAGCCAAATAGAGTCTATTAAAAATAGCTTAAAAGCGTTTGGAGGCTCAGGTAAAGTAGACAAGACTAAATCTATTTATAGAAAAGTTATCGGCAATGTTGTGCCGCTAGGAATCGGCTTAACAGAAACCCCTGCTGCTGATGTAAAGGGCATTGCAACTCACAAATCTGAAGCTTCTGTAGAGATTGTTGAAGAAAATATTTCCAAAATTAATAATTTAAATGTAAATAAAGATAACGATAATAAAGTTATGAACATTACTAGTATCAAAGATATCACAGATGAGAGTTTGAAGCAAGCTACTGCTTCTCAAATTTCTGATCTTATAGAACAAGAGCTAAAGGTCGCATCTGAAAAGTACGCTTCTGAAAAAGCTTCTTTTGAGCAATCCCTGAAGTCTGCCAATGAGAAGTACGATACTCTAGCTGCTGGACAAGATGTTCTGCAAAAGGAAATCTCTGCTCTCAAAACATCTCTCCAAGCCTCTGAGGCCGAGAAGCAAGCTATTGTTGCTAATGAGAAGTTTAATGAGAGAATGAATGCTTTTGATTCTGAATATGATTTAGACGACGACACTAGACAAGTTCTAGCGTCTGATATCGCTGGTCTTGATGACGACTCTTTCGCCGCTTATAAGAATAAGATGGCAGTCTTCATGAAGACTAAGAAAAAGGGAGACAAAGAGAAGACGAGCGAGAAGACGGACAAGGAAGAGGACTCTAAGGAGTCTAAGGCTTCTGCCTCTGAGGTCATTGACCAAGCGGCCGCAAATGGCGAAAAGAAAGCCGCAGTTATTCCTGCCACCTCTACCGCTTCTGACGACTCCCTATTCAATAAATACAAACAAGCTTTTGACTATGATGGATTCGTAGTCGGATAAAAAACACAATATAACATAAGGATAAAATATGGCTTATAAATTAAGAGCTTTTAGAGATTATGATGAACACGATGTACTAAATCTGTTCTCATACGACACAACTGGTTTGTCAGCTGGTTCGATCAGCATCAC